ATCGTCAGTGAGCCGCCCATGCGCGAGTGGTCCATGATGCAACTGCCCTACAGCGGCGGTGTCACTGAGATCACCCATATCAACATGCCCAACCTGCAGGAGTTGTACTGCGACGACAACCCACTGACCACACTGCCGTGGGACGAACTGCAGAACCTGTACTACTTGGGCATCTACTACTGCGCATTCGTCACGCTCGACCTGTGGCAGATGCCGAACCTGTATTCGTGCTACGCCGGTGACAACTACGACCTCGAAACCATCGACGCCCACGACATGACCAACCTCGGCGACCTGGACGTGTATTACTGCCAGTCGCTGACGACGCTGGACATTTCCGGCTGCACGAACCTCGGCTACATCTACGCCTACGGCTGCGCATTCAACGAGGCGATGGTCGATCAGTTGCTCGCTGATCTTGTCGCCAATGGAAACACCAACGGTTACCTCCGAATCACGGGTGGCACCAATGCGCCACCGTCCGATCCTGACGGGTTGGCCCTGAAGGCCATCCTGATCGACCGTGGCTGGAACATCTACACGAACTGAGGAACACCATGAAGGAAATCGAATCCACCACTGTGCAGGTCAAGCTCTCCGACGGACACGAGGACCAGTACGTCCTGGTCCACGACGGCGAGCAGGTCATCGAACTGGCTGAGCCCAACAGCGGCAAGGTCGGGACGCCCCCGCGACACACGATGCTCGCGGGCACGAAGGAAGAACTGGAAGCCGAGATTGCGCGGCTGGGACTCAAACCCCAGCGCCCGCGTCGCCCGGCTGATCGGATGCCGCCGGTGCGGGAACCGAGGGCCGAATGATCCGCTTCGAGATCAAGCAGCTGTTCTTCGACAGCCCGAAGGTCGTGCGGGCGGTGGATCGAACGACGCGGCGGGTGCTCTCGAAGTTCGGTGCCTTCGTGCGGCGGACGGCGCGAAGCAGCATCCGCAAACGCAAGCGGATCAGCGAGCCCGGCTCGCCGCCGAGCAGCCATTCGGGGCTGCTGAAGAAGTTCATCTTCTTCGGCTACGACCCGGCGAAGCGCAGCGTTGTCATTGGCCCCGAGCGACTGAGTCAGAAGGGCCGAGGCGAAGCGCCGCACCTGCTGGAGTACGGCGGCACGGGCACGGTCGAGCGGCGAGGCAAACGTAGACGGGCGAAGATGCGGGCGAGGCCGTTCATGCAGCCCGCATTTGACAAGGAAGAACCCAAGCTGGCCGCCATGTGGCGCGACAGCATCAAGTAAGGAGACACTGAACATGGCGACCTATGTATTGGGCATGAACGCCGGGCTGTACCAGGGCGCGGCCGGTTCGACCTCGCCCGCGAGCATGAGCGAGGTGGACAACGTCCGCGACGTGACGCTCAGCATGGAAGCGGGCGAAGCGGACATCACCACGCGGGGCAACAACGGCTGGCGGGCGACCGCCCCGACGCTGCGCGAATGCACCGTCGAGTTCCAGATGGTCTGGAAGCCCGGCGACACCGTCTTTGAGGCGATCAAGACTGCCTTCCTCACGGCGGGCACCGTCGCTCTGGCCGTGCTGGACCAGAAGGTGGGCATTACCGGCGCGCAGGGACCGCTGGGCGACTTCTCGATCACAAACTTCAGCCGCAACGAGGCGCTCGAGGAGGCCATCGTCGCCGACGTGACGGCCAAGCTCGCGGTCTTCGTCGAATGGCACGAGGTGTAACCATGAAAACCTTCACTGACGCTGCCGGACGTACCTGGACGGTCGCGCTGAACCTAGGCACGGCCATGGCGGTCAAAGACAAACTCGGCGTGGACCTGCTTCAGCCCGAAGCGGGCGATCCGCCGCTGCTGACGCGGCTGGGCACCGACGAGTTGTTGCTGGGCGAGGTGCTCTGCGCCTTGCTGGGCGAGCAGTTCGACGCCCACAAGGTCAGCGACGCGGATGTGCGAGCCAGCTTCGACGGGGGCACGCTGCTGCTGGCCCAGCAGGCGTTCTACGAGGAGCTGATCGATTTTTTCCGCAAGCGCGGCCGGGCCGATCGCGCCCGCGCCGTGGAAACCCAGATGAAGCTGATCGCCAAGGCGGTCAAGGCCATCGAGACGCGGATCGAAGGGTTCGACCTCGACCAGGCGATCCATGGCGCGATGTCTGGTTCATCGCCGGATGCCTCGGCCTCGGCCCCTGCGAACTCAAGCGGCTGACGCTCAGGCAGCTTCTGTGGATGGCCGAAGGCCACGGCCGCGATGCGTGGGGCCGGATGTCAGTGCTCTGTGCCCTGATCGGCAACGCCAATCGCGATCCGAAGAAGGGACGCGCCTTCAAGCCGAGCGATTTTGACCCGTACGAAAAAGAACGCGGCGAGGTGATCGAAGTCACCCCCGAAACCATCGGCACCCTCAAAGAGGCCTTCCTCCAACAGCAAGGCCGGAAAGGATTCTGAAATGGACTTTAGCGAATGGATCGAAGGCGCGGGCAAGTTCCTCAACTCCGGCATCGGCTTCGCCCTGGTGTGGGCGGGCATGGTCGGCCTGTTCATGTGGCTGGCCAGCAAGTTCAACCCGTTCCAGGAGAAGTGGAAGGCCTGGGAAGGGTCGATCATCACCGGCATCAAGCTGGCCGAAAAGGAAATCCCCGACGACACGTCCAACGCCGGGCTGGCCAAGCTCGATGCGGCGCTTCGCTTCGTGCTCAAGGCCTACGCCGACGCGAACAACGGCAAGCAGCCGTCCGCCAAGCTGGTCGAGGAGATCAAGCAAGGCATCCAGATCAAGCACTCCGACCTCGACCGCTTCGGTGGCCTGAGCAAATCGAGCACGTGATGAAGTGGGTGATCGCCATCCTGACCGCCTTCTTCCAGGCCCTCTTGCCGTGGGTCGCCAAGCAGCGGCCCACGGCGGAGGACGCCGACCCGGATCGGGAAACGCGCAACAAACTGCGCGACCGGATTCGCAAGCACTGGAGACAGCCATGAGACGCGCCAAGCTGGAAATCTACCGCGACGCGAAACGCGAGTGGCGCTGGCGACTGCGGGCGTCCAACGGCCGCATCGTCGCCGACAGCGGCGAAGGCTATCGCCGCAAGTCGTCGATGCTGCGCGGCATTGAATGCGCCCGGGTTCTGCTGAGCGGCGACGTGCCCGTCGTGGAGGTGAAGCAATGATCCGAAAACTGCTCCCGTTCCTGCTGCCCATCCTTCTGTTGGCCGGTTGCACGCGGACGATCTACGTGCCGCACGGCACGCCTGTGCGTCTGCGTGAGACGGTCAAGGACGTGAAGGTCTGGGTGAAAGACGCCGACGGCGAACCGGTCGCGGGCCGCATGGACATCTGCGAGGGCTGGTACGCCTTGCCGTTGGATGAGGACGAGTAGGTCATGCCCAGCGCCCGTGGCATTCGAGCAGGACGCGCCTTCGTCGAGCTCTTCGCTGACGACAGCAAACTCGTGCGCGGACTGCGCCGGGCCGAAAAGCGCCTGAAAGCCTTCGGCGACCGCATCCGCAACTTCGGTCTGAAGATCGCGGGACTCGGCACGGCCATGCTGACGCCGATGCTCGGTGCGGCCAAGGCGTTCAGTTCCATGGGCGACCAGGTCGCCAAGATGGCCAAGCGAACGGGTCTTTCGGTCGAAGCGCTGAGCGAACTGCGCTTCGTCGCCAGCCAGACCGGCACCGAGTTCGAGTCGCTGGAGATGGGCTTCCGCCGGATGCAGCGGAGCATCTACGACGCCGGTCGAGGCCTGTCTACCGCGAAAGACGCGCTGGCAGACCTGGGGCTGCGCTTCGAGGACCTCGACGGCCTCTCGCCCGAGGAACAGTTCAAACTGCTGGGCGAGGCGATCAGCCGGATCGAAGACCCCACAAAGAAGGCCGCCATCGCCATGACGCTGTTCGGGCGGACGGGCACGAACCTGCTGCCGATGTTCGCGCGTGGGGCCAAGGGCATCGAGGAGCTGCAGGAAGAGGCCCGGCGGCTGGGGCTGACGATGAGCGCCGAGGACGCCAAGGCAGCCGAGGACTTCACCGACGCGCTCGATAAGCTCTGGAAGGTCGTCAAGATGGGCGTCTTCCGTGTCGGGGCGGCATTGGCCCCGGTGCTTCAGCAACTCACCGACACGATCACCGGCGTGGCCACCAAGATCAGCGCGTGGATCGACCAGAACCGCCAACTCATCGTCACCGTGATGCAGGTCGCCGCCGCGATCCTGGCCGGTGGCCTGGCTCTGGCGGCGCTCGGCACGGTCATCAGCGGGCTGGGTAGCGCCCTCGGCGTTTTGGTCACCGTCGTCACCGGCGTGGCGACCGTGTTCAAGCTGCTGGCGGGTGTGATCGCATTCCTGCTCTCGCCCATCGGCCTGGTGATCGCGGCCGTCGCGGCGCTCGGTGCGTATCTGGTCTATGCCACGGGCATGGGTGGCAAAGCGCTGACCTGGCTGGGCGAGAAGTTCAACGTGCTCAAAGAAGATGCGCTGACCGCCTACCAGGGCATCGCCGACGCGCTTGCTGCCGGGGACATCGCACTGGCGGCGAAGATTCTATGGCTGACGCTCAAGATGGAATGGCAGCGCGGCATCAACTTCCTCGAAAACGCCTGGCTGAACTTCCGCAACTTCTTCATTCGCATCGGCTACGACGCCTGGAGCGGGCTGCTGGCCACGGTCGAGGTCGTCTGGCACGCCTTGGAGGTCGGCTGGATCGAGACGGTGGCGTTCCTCGGCAAGGCGTGGACCAAGTTCACGTCGTTCTTCGCCCGCACGTGGCAGAACATGAAGGCATGGGCGAAGAAGGCATGGACCTGGATTAAGGGGCTGTTCGACGACTCGACGGCCGAGAGCCGCGCCGCGACGTATGCCGAGATCGACCGGCAGCGTGAAGCGGCCATCGCGGAAATCGACAACGCCGAACAGCGCGACCTGGCCCAGCGCGAAGCCGACCGGCAGCGCAAGCGCGAGGAAGCCGCCCGTCTGCACGAGGCGACGCTGGCGGAGATCGGCCGCGAGAACCTTCGCAAGCACAGCGAGCTTGACGCCGAGTACGAGCACCGCATGGCCGAGAACGAGTCGGACCTCGAATCGGCTCGCGACGAGTGGAAGCAGGCCATCGACCAGGCCCGCAAGAAGCGCCAGGCCAAGGAATCCGAGGCCGGGCCGGAAGGGCTGGGCAGCGCCGACGACATCATCGACCGCGCCAATCAGGCGATTGCGGGCATGGGCGACCTGCTGGCCGGTCAAGCCGCCAAGATCGGGGCGCAGGGCACGTTCAACGCCGCCAACGTGCTGGGTCTGCAGGCCGGGGGCGCGACCGACCGCATGGCCAACGGCATCGACAAGATCGAGCGGAACACCCGCCCGCTTCGCAACGCACAGGAGATGAGCTTCGCCTGATGGCTACCCTCACTGAAAAGATCGACAGCCGCGAGTGGACCGAGGCCGACAAGTCGTCGGCCACGTTCCACTACATCCTCGACGGGACGTCCGACGACCTGACGGCCCGGTCGCTGCTGCTGGGTTCGACGCCGACTTGGTACAACGGCCTGCGGCGCGACGAATGTACGCTCGAACCGATCTTCGTCGATACCGTCAGCGGCACGGGCAAATGGGAATGCCGCGTCCGCTACGTCAGCCCCGAGTACACGCCGCCGGAGGTGGGCGAGTCGAGCTTCGCCTTCGACACCGGCGGCGGCACACAGCACATCACCCAGTCACTGGGCACGGTGGGCAGTTACGCCGCGTCGGGCACCGCCCCCAACTTCGGCGGCGCGGTCGGCGTCACGCACGACAACGTCGAGGGCGTGGACATCACCGTGCCGGTCTACAACTTCTCCGAAACGCACTACCTGGCCGACGCGACGGTGACGCTAAGTTATCGCGGCACGCTGTTCAATCTCACCGGCAAGGTCAACAACGGCTCGTTCAAGGGCCTGGCGGCTGGCGAATGCCTGTTCCTGGGCGCATCCGGCTCGAAACGCGGCGAGGACGACTGGGAGATCACCTATCGCTTCGCGGCCAGCCCCAACCGCAGCGGAATCTCGGTCGGACCGATCACCGTCGCCAGCAAGAAGGGCTGGGAGTACCTCTGGGTGCGGTACGCCGACGAGGAGGACGCCGGATCGAACACGCTGGTCAAGAAGCCCATCGCCGCCTACGTCGAGCGGGTGTATGAGGAAGGCAACTTCGCGGCGCTGGGGATCGGCACATGAGCGACGCCCTGAAGAAAGTCCAGTCCGGCCAGAAGCTGCAGATTCCCGCCCGCGCGTACAACGCCTTCATCGACGCGGCCGTCGATTACCGCCGTCGCACCGCGCACATTGGTCAGAAGTCCGAGCCGACCACCCGGCAGGCGTCCATCGTGCTGGTCCGCAACGACAGCGGCTCGAACCAGAATCGCCTGGCGGTGCTGGGCATCGACGCGCCGATCATCGACCCAGCCACCAACGACAATGAGTTCAAGAATCGCGTGGCCCTGTCGTGCGTGACGCCCGCCGTCGACACCCACGAAGGCAAGTTCGTCATCCTGGCCGAACCCATCGCCGCCGGGAAGATCGGCCGGGCCTACGCCGCCGGTGTCTGCCCGGTGCAGATCATCGTGCTGGACGAGGACGCCGAGGCGTATCAGTTCGCCGACATCTTCGACGCCTACGCCACCGGGCTGTTCGCCGATCCCAACGGCTCGGCGTCGATCCTCTGGAAGGAGGAAGGCACCGGCCTGAAGTGGGCCGTCGTCCGTTTCGGCAATCGCCAGCGTATGGGCGTGTTCCCGGTGGACCTGACGCAGGTCGGCGGCGCTCAGGGTGACGAAGCCAACCCTGCGACCTGGACGTATGACGTGCTGGACATCACCACCGGCGAGACGCTTGAAAGCGCCGTCGATCCGGTCGCCGCGCCGCACAAGTGGCAGCGCCCGGCTATCGGCCAGATGATCGCCGCCACGTTCGGGTATGCCCACTACGTGCCCAATGACAGCTACGGCTACGACCTGGTGCTCGGCTGGATCAACGAGATGGTCGACCAGGAGGCCTGCGAAACGGCCAGCAGTTCGACATAGGAGGCCGCACGTGGGCGCACCGGGCAAATCAGTCGTGGTCGAGGGGGGCAAGCGCGGCGTGCTGCTGGGCGGCAAGTCGGCCGTATACAACGCCGAGGAATCCTGCCCGGCCTGCTGCATCGAGTTCACGCAGGAGTGGTCGTTCACCGACGACGGGTTCATCGACGGCGGACAGGACGGCGCGTTCCGCGCTTACGACGACCCCGGCGACGTTCCCGCCAGCCCGTGGACCATTCTCAACGGCGGGTTAGGCCTGCGGCTGGACTGGGAAGACGACAACAACTGCCGCAACCACAACCCCTACACCCAGTCGGCCACCGCGACCGCTGAGATCATCGTGCCCAAGGCGATGATCCTGACGGTCTCGTGGTCCGGCATGGGCGAAACCGAGGACCCCAACTACGAACTGATGAGTCTGTCGGTTGACGGCGGGCTGGTCGGTTCGGCCCATGCGCCCGGCGGCAATCTCGGATGCAACGGCGGCATGGGGCCGGTCGTCTCCAACCCCGCACCGCCGCAGCAGGTCACGCTTCAGCCGGGACCGCACACGCTGTTCATCGACGCCACGACCAACGACCCGCTCTACCACTTCGGCGCGTGGTATCGGTTCGACCTGACCTTCGAGGAGGCTCCGTAATGCCCGAGCAAGCCCAGCCCAAGACGCTGACCCCCAAGCAGAAGAAATGCAACGACTGCCCGCCGCTGGTGATTCCGCGCCGCTCGTACACGCCCACCCGCTCGAGCTGCGTTGAGTGCGTCGAGAAGCACGTCGGCGCTGCGCTGGTCCTGCTCACCGAAGCCCGCGAGGGCTACGCCTATCGCCTCCGCGCCATCGGCCACCTCTTCGAGGCAGAGGACGAGTCGCAGGAATGGCCGGAGTTGCACGCGATGGTTCGGGAGGCCCGCAAGCGGTATCAGGCAGCGGAAGAAATGCCGGATTGGAACGGGCTGGATGGGATGCTGGCGGAGGTGCGAGAGCAGATCAAGCAGGCGTCGGCCTGATCAGTTGGGGCAGGTGATCTCGACGTTCTGTTCTTCCAGAAGCTGCTTCCACAACCGGCGTTGCTTACGCCAGTCGAGCGCGGTCGTGATCTGTCGGATGTGCCGTTCGCGGATGGGATCGCGGCCTGACACTGTTCGCGGCAGGAACAGAATCTCTTCCTGGATGTCCGGGGCCAACAGCAACAGGTTCATAATCTGCGTGACGCGAGCGCGGCTGACCTGGCCGAGCCGGGCAAGCTCCGCCTGGTCGGTGATCTCGCCCTCGCTGATCAGCCGGTCGAAACGTAGCGCCAAGGCCATCAGCTTCGAGATGCGCGGCGTGCGGCCGACTGGCGTCGCCTGCGGCGTGTCGGTGACCGGGCCTTCACGCAGCACCTTGCGGCTCCTTTGACCTCGCCCGAAATGCACTTCTTTCTGAATCGTCAGTCCCTTCATGCGGTTGCCTCCTGCTGGGCCAGTTCATCGGCCAGCGTCTTGATGCCCGTGGGGTGGAAGGTGATCGACACCGTGCCGTTCACCCCGTCGTAGTCGATCCGCTCGATGAGCAGGTGCAGGATGCGAGCCTGTTCGCGGGCGGTCAGCGTGTCCCAGAGCGGATCGAACAGCGAGCACGCCTCGCCGACCTCGCGGGCGTCCACCAACTCGCGGGATAGCGCCACGATCTGCTCGCGCACCTCGGTCGTGCGCTGCTCGGCGATCTTGATGCGGTCTTGCACGTCAGCCATGCGGTCGGTGGTCACGCCGTTGGTTCGGCCCTTCGCGGCCAGTTCCCGCAGTTCGGTGTTGTGGCGATGAAGCTCGCGTTCCAGCGTGCGCTTCTCGTCTTCCAGCTTGCCGATGGCTTCCTCGCGTTGGCGGCGGCTTTCCTCCAGCGTCTCGGCCAGCAGGTTCGTGTCCTTGCCGATGGCCTTGACCTGTTCGACGACGAACCGCTCCAACTCCGGCGCGGGCACCGACGGCGATGGGCAATTGTGCCAGCCGCGAGACTGGGCGTTCTGGCAGACGTAGTAGCGATACCGCTTGTTGCCGCCGCTGGAGGTCGTCTTCGTCGCGTGCGTCGGCACCATGCCGCAATCGCAGGGCACGCATCGCACCAGGCCCTTGAGCACCGCCCCGAAACGGTTCCGCACGTAGGGAGCACCGCTGCGTCCGTTGCGTTTGAGCAGGCGTTGCGCCCGCTCGAAGATGTCCTCCTCCACAATGGCCGGGTGCTCGCCGTCGTAGACATCGTCCTTGTAAGTGATCTTGCCGAGGTAGATGCGGTTCGTGAGCAATTTGAACAGGCTGTTCTTGTTGAACGGCTTGCCCCCGCGCTCGTGGCCCTTGCGGGTGGTCCATCGCTTCGTCGTCCAGCCGCGAACGTCCAGTTCCTTGACGACCTCGATCAGCGACAGCCGGTTCAGGTACAACTCGAAGATCTCCCGCACGCGAGCCGCCTCACCGTCGTTGACGTGGAGTCGTCCGCCACGGGCGTCCACGTCGTAGCCCAGCATGGGCATGCCGCCGGACCATTTGCCCTTGCGACGGGTGGCCGCGATCTTGTCGCGGGTGCGTTCAGAGATCATCTCGCGTTCGAACTGGGCAAAGCTCAGCAGCACGTTGAGCATCAACCGGCCCATCGAACTGCTGGTGTTGAACTGCTGTGTGACCGAGACGAACGAGACGCTTTGGCGTTCCAGCACGTCCATGATCTTCGAGAAGTCGATCAGCGAGCGGCTGAGCCGGTCCACCTTGTAGACCACGATGCAGTCCACCTTGCCGTCCTCGATGTCACCCAGCAAACGCTTCAGCGCGGGCCGTTCCATGTTGCCGCCGGTGAACCCACCGTCGTCGTAGCGATCGGGCAGGCAGACCCAGCCCTCGGACTTCTGGCTGGCGATGTACGCCTCGCCCGCATCGCGCTGGGCGTCGAGGCTGTTGAACTCCTGCTCGAGGCCATCTTCGGTGCTCTTGCGGGTGTAGATGGCGCACCGCAAGGTGGGCGGGCTGTCGTCGCGTTTACTCATCGGCGTCTCCGTTCTGCCGCAACTTGAAGAAGTGGTAGCCATTCCAGTGCTTGCCGGTGACGGCCTTGGCGACGGCCGAGAGGCTGCGGTAGACCTCGCCCTCGTACTCGAAGCCCTTGGGCCTGACCTTCACCACGATCTCGCGGCCCTTGTAGATGCGGGTGACGAACGACCCCGGCAGCGGCAGGCGTGGGTCGTGATCGGTCGATGGAAGCGTTGCGGCCTTCGTGGTGAAGCCCGGCGCGGTGTCGTCGGTCGGGTGTTTCGGTGCGGTGGTTCGCAGGTCGGCGTCGTTGGCCAGTTGCTCGGCCCGGCGTCTCGCGCGTTCGGATAGGTCGCCCGCCTCCTGGGCCTGCAGCCGCCAGGCGATGCGTTTGACCAGGTAGTCCTTGTGGCCCGATCGGGTCGGTTCGCCGAACGCCTCGAGGTGCTTCTGGCGAAGCTGCGTCACCGTCATCCGCCTCAGTTCGGCGATCTGTTTGCCTACGTTCATCGTCATGATTCGAGCTCCTTCATGGTCTCGCGGTCGTTAACCAGCGGGCACATGAGGGCTCGTTTTCGCCCCCTCATCAAGGCAATCCTGGCCGGATTCCGAAGCTTTTCTGGCGGTGCGAGATGGCCGCGAATCATGCGTGTTTTCGCGGCATTGGCGGAGGCGAAGCACGCCTCTGACGAGGATGGTCGCGATCTCACGGCGGCGCTGCGGCGGGGTCATTACGGCCGGGTCGTCCAGCATGTCGGTCAT